GCAAGAGAAACAGCAGAGGGTTGGGATAGTTGGGGGAATGAAGTATGACACTTAATCAGAATGGCAGGAGGCAGATTGTAAAAGATGAATATGATTTGTTTGATAATAAAGCCAGAACATCTTGGGAGTTTATCTGTAACTATATGAATTGGGAAATAGTTAAAAATAAAGAGGATTACTTTGAGGATTATGTTTGCAAGATAAAGGGAATTTATTATCCAATGGAGCTTCAAGTTGCTGCTTATTGGCATAATCATTCAATAGATAAACTATCTAATTTTTATATTTCTAAAAGCAAAATAGATCTTTTAAGAGAATATGTGGATAAATATATAAATGTTGAGGCAGGTTGTGTCTTTATGAACTGTGTTCCTAATAAGTTTGCAACAATCAATATAAAACACATAAAAGATAGTTACTTAATGCAAAATGCACAGGGAGAGTATTTTTATAAAATACCTATCACAGAAAATATAAATTATTTTACCTCTGGACTAATAGATGCTAAATGTGATTGTTTAGAGAATCATTTAGAGATAATGCAGAGAAGTAAAGGCAGAATGAGGCACTTAGAAAAAGAATACAATATAAGAGGTTTTAATGGAATATGCTGCAGATGATATAAATATTGGCTATATGACTTGCCTTATGTTTATAAATAGTGAAAAAACTCTAGTAGATAAATTAAATAATATAACTGAGTTACAACCTATAGATCATCAGGGAGGAGTTAGTTTTGATTTAGTGCTAAAGTCATTGCCTACTTATGTAGAGATAACTATGAATCATAATGGGAACTTTGATATTTATACTAAAACTCTTAAAGGAGAAACAGAGTTTAAAGATGAAGTTGTAGAAACTTTAATTAATTTTTTGCATATATTCTATGTCAATATGGTAGATGATGAAAATAAATTACTTATGAATGCTATTGACACAACTACTTATAGAAAAATTGCAAAAAGAATGCATTATAGAGAGAACTATGGAAAAGAAATATGAAAATACTTAACTTATATGCAGGTATAGGAGGTAACAGAAAATTATGGGGAGATGAGCATGAAATAACTGCTGTTGAATATGATGAAAATATTGCAAAGATGTATAAAGATTTATATCCTAAAGATAATGTAATTGTTACTGATGCTCATCAATATTTATTAGAACATTATTTAGAATATGATTTTATTTGGAGTTCTCCACCATGCCCAACACATAGCAGAATGAATTTTTTGTTAAATCAAAAAGAAACATTTTCTCTTAAATATCCAGATATGAAACTTTATGAGGAAATTATCTTATTAAAAACATTTTATAAAGGTAGTTGGGTTGTTGAAAATGTTATATCTTATTATGATCCATTAATAAAACCTCAAAAGTCTGGAAGTCATTATTTTTGGGCTAATTTTACAATACCTGTTACTAATAATAGAAAAAAAGTTAGAAATGATAAAGGTTATACTCTTGATAAAAAAATGAAAGATAAAGGTATTTATATAGAAAATTTTTATAATTACAAAGGAGATAAAAGAACTCTATTAAATAATGCTATAGAGCCAGAACTAGGAAAAGCAATATTAGATGAATTATCAGGGCATAGAGTACAAGAAACATCAAAAAGTTAAGTTTGTTATTCCTACTGATTTAAGAATTGTAGATCCACAAACAAAGAAAATACTTTGGAGATATGGCAAAATACAGTTCTTTGCTAAAAATACTAAATCTGCTTGGATTTTAGAAAATGGCACTAAAGAATCTGTAAAAATTTCATTATTCTGTGTTTTACCTGTAAATTGATACTATGGCAGATAATGGATTTACTCAGAAAGAGATGCTGCAATTGGTTTTAGATAGATTAGATGATATTGATTCTAAGATTGAAAATAAAATTGATAGAAAAGAATTTTATACAGTTATAGGAACTATTATTGCTATTGTTACTCTTGTATCAAGTTATTTTATGTAATTAAAATAAATGGTTAATTATATAGAATCAAGAGATTGTGATGAATGCCTAAAGCCATTCTGGGATGATCTTGATTCAGTTTTATGTGCAGATTGTTTAGATAAGTCTTAAATTACTGTTAAAATTTAAATATGAATAATATCCATCATTCTTTAGAATCATTAGGCATTGATATAGATAAATTAATTTTCTTAGAGGGTAATCCTAGAAAAGGAGATATAGAAGCTGTTGCAAAGTCTTATAAACAGTTTGGACAAAGAAAGCCTATAGTAGCCACTAAAGATTATGTTGTTATAGCAGGAAACCATCAACTTGCAGCTGCTAGGCAACTTGGATGGGATAGAATTGCTGTAGTTATAACTGATGATGATGAATTAACAGCTAAAGCCTTTGCATTAGCAGATAATAGAACTGCAGAACTTGGTTCTTATGATGATGATTTATTAGCTGATTTATTAAGTGAAGTTTCTAGTGTTCCAGAGCTTATGGACTCAACAGGATTTAGTGAGGATGATTTATTTGATTTAATTGGCTTTGATGAAATAGAGGAAAAAGATGAAATTCCTGAAGCACCAAAAGAAGCAAAAACAAAGCTAGGAGATAAATATCAATTAGGAAATCATATTTTAATATGTGGAGATGCTACAAATTTAGATTTATATGAACAAGAATGTGATATTGCATTTACAGATCCACCTTATGGAGTAGATTATGAGGGTGGAACAGCAGATAAATTAACAATTAAAAATGACTTAAGAGCTGATTTGCATGATTTATTATTTGATACTTTTACTAATATTTCTTTAAGAACTAAAGGAAATGTCTTTGTTTGTAGTCCATATAAAAATATAGATATATTTTCAACTATTTTTTATGATATTTTTTACTTTTCTACATTAATTGTATGGAAAAAGGATAAGCCAGTGTTGTCTAGAGGGCATTTTAATTCATTTTATGAGCTTATATTTTATGGATGGAATAAAAACTCTAAATCTAGTTATTTAGGAGATAATAAAGAAACAGATGTTTGGAATTTTGATAGACCAACAAAAAATAAGCATCATCCAACATCAAAGCCTGTAGATTTAGTTAAAAAAGCTATTTTATTATCATCTAAGGCTAATGAATGGATATTAGATCCATTTTCAGGAAGTGGCTCAACATTAATAGCAGCTGAGGAAACTAAAAGAAAATGTTATGCAATAGAGTTAGATCCTGCTTATTGTGATGTAATAATAGAGAGATGGGAAAACTTAACAGGGCAGAAAGCAGAATTAGTTAATGGTTGATATAAATAGCTTAGATATACCAGAACTCTGGGAAAGACAAACAGGAGAGAGTGCTAAGGCTTTTGAAGCTTTTGTTGTCTATAGAGATATGGAAAATAGATCTTATAGAGGGGTTGGACAAGAATTAGGTAAAAGTAAGACACAGATAGAAAAATGGGCTAGAAAGTTTTTTTGGCAAGAAAGAATCTTAGCTTTTATTGATTATATGGATTTAGTTAAAAGAGAGTTGCAAATTAAAGAGATTGAGGAGATGAATGAAAGGCAGATTAGGGTAGCTAGAAATCTACAAGCTAAAGCAGCTCAAAAGTTACAAGGAATGGATTTATCTGAGTTAGATGCAGGAGATTTAGTTAGATTCTTTATAACAGCATCAGAATTAGAGAGAGAAGCTAGAGGAATGTCTAGCAATAATGTCAATATAGTTATGCCTCCAACTATCCAGATGGCTTGGGATTGGGAAAATAGATCTGAGTAATGCCTCAAGTTATACAAGCTAAGCCACCTGCTTTGCATGAAAAGCAAATAGAAGTATTAAAAGCTCTTAAAAAAACTAGATTTAATGTTTGTGTAGCAGGTAGGAGATGGGGTAAAACTAGCCTTAGTATTGTTGCATCTTTTGAAAAAGCTATGGCAGGAGAAAAGGTTTGGGTTATCTTTCCTGTATATCCTCAAGCTATGGATTCATTTAGAGTTATGAAATCACTTGCTAGGCAGTTTCCAGAGGAATATATAACAATTAGAGAAGTAGAGAAAAGAATTGAGTTTAGTAATGGTGGATCTATACAGATTAAATCTGCTGATAAGCCTGAGAGATTAAGAGGTGCAGGTGGATTAAGTTTAATTGTATTTGATGAAGCTGCTTATCAATCTAAGGAAACTTGGGAAACAGTTAGACCTATTCTTTCAGATAGTTTAGGACAAGCATTATTTATATCTACTCCTAATGGGATGAATTGGTTTTATGAGCTTTATGAGAATGCTAAGTTAAAAGATGATTGGAAAGTACATCATTATCCTACAGAATCTAATCCAAATATTAGACCAGAGGAGTTGTTTCAAGCCAGAGAGGAATTAGGCTCTCTTGTGTATAGTCAGGAATTTCTTGCAGAGTTTACAGAGGTAGGGCATATGTTTAAAAGAGAATGGTTTAAATATTATGATGTTATTGAACAAGATGATCCAGAATATATATTAGGAGATGAAGTTGTAAAACATAGTGAGTTATCTATCTTTGGCACTATGGACACAGCATTAAGTATTAAGGAGACTGCTGATTACTCAGTAATAATGACAGTTGGCTCAACTCCTAGTGGTAAGCTATTAGTTATGGATGTATTCAGAGCCAGACTAGAAGCTCCAGAGTTACTTCCACAGATAGAAGCAAAGATAAATGAATACAACATGTCTTGGTTGGGAGTGGAGGATTCTAGTTTTGGGCTTGGTATTATTCAGATGGCTAGGAGGCAGGGTTTGCCAATAAAGAACTTAAAGGCAGACAAAAGTAAAACTGCTAGAGCTGTACCTGCAGCAGCAGGAGTAGAAAATGGCTCTATATGGTTTTTGAAAAATGCTAAATGGCTTGTAGAATTTGAAAGAGAATTAACTAGCTTTCCATCCTCTGGATCTCATGATGACATGGTGGATGCCTTAGCTTATGCAGCTAGGTTTGGAATAGTTAGAAAGACAAATTGGAGTGTAACCTAATTGGGTATAGCAGATAATATTAGAGGTTTCTTTAGTAGTCAAGAAGTCAATACAGAGAAAAAAACATATAATAATTTTCCAACATCAAATATAGTTTTTCCATTTAATGCAGATGCAGGATATTTTAGTGGAGTAAATCAAATGAGCCCAGAGGGTAACTCTGCAGCTTTAGCCTGTTTAAATGTTTTAGGTACTGCATTTAGTGAGCCTCCTCTTAAAGTTTATTTAAAAACACAAGAGGGAGATGAGTATATTGCTAATCATCCTGCACAAGAATTACTAGATAATCCTAATCCAAATATGACAAGTTCATTAATGAATAACTACATTGTTACTTCTATAGCTGTATCTGGAGATGCTTTCTTATTAAAACTAAGGAATGATGCAGGACAAGTAGTTCAGTTAGTGCCATTGTTACCAGAGATGGTAGAAGTTAAAGGCAATAATGAACAGCTTATAACTATGTATCAATATAAGCAAAAAGGCAACACATTAGAAATAATGCCTGAGGATATGATTCACTTAAGAGAAAGAATAGATCCTAGAAATCACAGGAGAGGGCTTTCTCCACTTAGATCAGTAATGGTTGAAATATTAGGAGATGCAGCAGCTTCACAGATGGGTGCAGCTTTAGTTAAGAATACAGGTGTTCCTAGTGTTGTTATATCTCCAAAGAATGACTTATCAATGACAAGTGATGAAGCAGAAAATATTGCAGAAGTATTTGGTAGGA